ACGATACTAACAGTAAAAGCCTCAACACCAAAATAACGAATAGCGTCATACAACCGCCAGGATTTGTTTTCACTGCGGCTACGATAAACATGCTTGTTCCAACGTACCAGCACACTTTTAATCTCTGTGGATTCGGTCTTAGCTGTAACACCAATGTAAAAGTCGTTGCCGCGCTCAATCATATATATGATATGGGTGCGATCGTTGCGTTTTTTGCGTGTGACTTTGCTATCCATATTGGTATTATATTAAAAATACCGTTTTAGGTCAACCAAAACATGCATTATAACTCATTGTTTATTAATACTTTTCAAAATCTAAATTTTTCAGTAGTGTACCAACCCAGTTGTTTACAACAACCTTACAATCAACAATGTTGGCCTATACAATATCCTAAGGTTGCATGGTCGAATAATACAATAGTTATTATGCATTGTCAAGACTTTGTGTCTACACAGAATCAACGGTGTCTTGAACTTGTTGCAATTGAGCAACACTTTGGTGTTTGGTCTGACCGGGTAATTGTTATACACTGGAACTACAACCTGCAATCTGTTTACACAGGCCCTCTGCGGCTAATATATTTTCCTACACACAGCTATGAATTGTTAATCAACCTAGGCAACACATTCTCTGACTGGAGCAAGCAATTACACACACCCAGACAATACATTTGGCAAAGTCTGAATGGATTACCTAGGCCGCACCGTCGTTCGGTAGTCAAAAAGTTAAAACAATATTCGATGGGTATTTTGAGTCTAGGCACAGAGATACCCTTAGACAACTATGACTATTCTACTTACTTTGGTTGCGATAATGAAACAAACTGGCAACGGCTATTGCCTGTGTATGGGAATTGTGATGTTAACATAGTTACCGAAACACAATATACTGAATGTCCAGGAATCATATCCGAGAAAACACTGATGTGTTTTTTGGCTTTACAGATACCTATTGTCATTGGTTATAAAGGTATTGTTGACCACTGCAGACAACTGGGTTTTGACATGTTCGATGACCTAGTCGACAACAGTTACGATCAACTTGACAACTATATTAGATGGAAGCAGGCGCTAGAATCAAACCATAGACTACTGACTAATAAAATTAATAGATTAAAATTGTCTGATAGATTGTTAGCTAACCAACAACATGCTCTCAACTGGCCAAGTCGAATGCGGTCTAACTTTGAGCAACAGGCCGTTGCGGCAATGCGTTAATCCAGCGGTCAAAATTCTGGTATAACTGATACAGTACAGCATCCTGACTACCAAATAATATCAGTTGTCCTTTGACAGTTAAGAAGTATGGTCCGGTTAGCTTACGGTCTAGTGCTATTAGAATACTAGAAGTTGGTTGTTCAGGCAATCCCACCGTCCAATTTTCAGCATCTAGTAAAATTGTTAACGCCTGGTATCCAGCACCGGTTAATCTAAACCCGCCGGTGCTTCTGCGATTAACCCACCAAGTTTTTGTTGCTGTTTCCAAGGTAATGTTGTGATCGTCTCGAAGATGATTGACCAATTGCTTAGTGAGTTGATTTCGAGTAAGCATTAAGGATAGATATGCTGCCCTTGATTTAACAATACCACAGTAAACTGATCCGTTTTAAACAACCGGTTCAACTTCTTTGCCATGTTTATAGCATGTCCGGGATTAGCAAACGATGTTTTTTTGTACTTAGGGCCAGGATATTGTATTAGAAAATTAGAGGTTTTATAGTTTATTGGCGCGTTGTTATAAAATACTGCCCACACGCCGTCTGAAGCCAAAATCTGTTCAGTTTTATATGTGGTACGATCTGTAATTTCTATTAGTACTTGTGGTTTGGGACGACTCATAATATATTATTTACCATAATATACATAGATTAAAAGCCGCCTCCTGTGATTTCTACATGAATAACTTCATCTTTAGACTGAACTTGTGTTGCTTGATCGTGCAACTCGGACAACAACTTGGTAATGTCCGAGTGCAGGTTACGAGCATCGTCTAGGGTGCATGTGAAATCTTTTGCTCCGCGACCTTCAAAGTGTCGTAGGCGATCAACAAACCGATTGATATGTAACATTATTGATATGTAAATCCGTCTTTGGTCCGAACTGGCCCAAAGTATTCATAACGTTGTAATACGATCAACTTAGGACAAAAAACAGTTTCCCACTCTTTACTCTGCCTAACCTTGTAGTATCCAGCAGCATACCAAGACTTTGACTTTGCAGTTTTGGTGTACATAGGAATACGATGTTGCCTGTCGTATACTGGGTTATGTGCCGGCCCATCTGTTGGAAATCCCTGAACTTCGTGTGGAATATCGCGCACTACGGTTTTTGCTACAGGCTTAAAATGAATATTAGTGCGTAATTGCAAGGTCTTGATGTTGTTGTATTCTTGCTCCTGACGACCAATCTTAACTACAAACCCTGTATCAACTGCTTCAATTTGTCCTACCTTACCAGATTCATCACTAAGAATCCAATACTGATCCTCAACAATAGGTTTAGCAATAATCATTGTACATCTCCTTGATAAGTCTGATTTAGCCAACGGCAATATTGTTCAGCTGAATCCGACACTTTGTTCAATTCGTATTTACCACAAAACTTAAGGAAATAACTACCAACTTGACCACAGTCTTTGCTGGTAATTTGGCTAGCAATGGCATGATCTATTGCTGCCTTAATTTCATTGGGTTGTGCTGAAAGGTCAATAAGAGTGCAATTGCGAGTGTAATCGTCGAGCACACGATGCTCTATTCCGTTGTGATCAGTCCATCGTTGCAGCATTAGATTATTCCATGCATATCCTTTGTGTGTTCGATCTGCGTAGGCTTCTTGCAGTCCTACTTTATTTTTGGTACCTTTGGTACGTACTCCAGGAAATGCACTAAACACATTGTCTGTGGGGTCTCCTCGCATGCACTTTTCAAACAAAAGCCATTTTGGGTCTGGTACAACCTTGGGCTCTTTGGTTTTTTTGTCCTTTACTGGTTGTCCTTTGTGATCGAAAATTCCGTTAATCGTTAACAATTCGTCTGTGATACCGTTATACTGATGCACGTTGTCTGCTAACAATTGTACAAAATCAGTATCGCTTGAAATAATGTAGTGTTCGTCATTTGGATGTAGGGCGATCCAGCGAGAGATAATGTCATCGGCTTCGGCATGTTCGTAACGCAACACTGAACAATTGGTACGTTCTTGCAAATACTTAGTAAACGAATCATATGTTTCCCAGAACAACCGATCTTCTTCTAATTCCGTTACAGTCAGGGCCGCACGAGCTACTGCGCGATTTCGTTTGTAGGGCTCGTAAAAATCTTTACGCCAGCTTCTACCTTCGAGCGCAAAAATTACATGATCTGCTTTAAATTTTTGATAAACCTTGTTTACAGCACTTAGTGTGATATGCAAGGCATACCCTACTCGCTCCCAGTTATCGCTACCACGTGATGCAACATGGCGTGCTCTAAAAAAAGTGTTGGCGGTGTCAATTAAGAGATATTTCATGTTCAGATAAATTGGTTAGCAATAATGTATTGTAGCATAAATTTAGCCCAGTGTCTATGAGCACCCGGGCCATAGTGCCAATTGCCTGGAGCCACAGTCTGATAACCTGCTGATTTTAATATCGAATCATATGTTTTGTCAGCTTCATACGGACCAATATAACTGTTGCCCCAATCTTTTTTATTTTTGATTCGGTCAAAATGGTTGTTTCCATTAAAAAAAATGTGTGGGATTGAATGCCGATCTAATTCTTTGTGAAACGCCCATATTTTGTCATGTTCATGTTGTGTTGCAGTGTGCCAGTCTATTCCTGCAATAAACTCTTTATATTGTGTTTGATAATGTTCAGGGACTGAATCAGTTCCCGAAGCTCCGACCTGATAATACTTGCCGTTGATTTGCCACTCTTGCCGTTCCCATGTACTCCATTGGATTACCATTAGACAATTTGATTTTTCGTTATTGCACTTAGTTAAAAATTCCTGACTAGTTCTAATAATTCTATCATTGCTGGCCCCCGCTTGAGCATGACAATGAAACGTAGTTTTTAGATTGTCAGACAACACCCTGCCCCAACTAACTGCCAGATTGTCTGGATGCGGAGCTTCGCCCATGTAAAAATATCGACTATCATCGGATGCAAACCCGTGCGGATTGGTTGCTTCTGCTGCTGCGGTGTGGCTATCACCGTTAACATATAAAATCACAATAAATTATTCTCTTCTATATAGTTGATTAAAAATTTTGCCCATAGCTTATGTCCGCTAGCGTTATAATGATAATGCGAATCTGCAACTTGCCTATTGTCCTTTAAGTAATGATAGTATGACAAATTGTTTTCATATGGTCCAATGAAGTTTATTCCCCAGTCATTATGATTAGGTGAAATAAATGGGTAGAATAAATTAAAAAAAACATGAGGGGTACCAGAATTGATTAGTTGCATATGAAAATCCCACATCTTTTTCTCCCAAATTATACCTTTTGACAGAAGTGCAGTGTGGGAGTTATTAATAACCCAATTTGTATATCTTTCCTTGAGATCGTACGGTAATGCACCCGGGCCAGACGAATTTATATTCCAGAATTTATTATCATAATACCATTCTTCTCTTTCCCAGGTGGTTATTCCTATTAAACACAGTGCTACATTACTACTATTTTTATCTAGCCAGTTGTTACTAGTTCGGAGTATTCTATCGTTACTACAGCCACCTTGGCTTTCATTGATTAACTTTAGATTAAAATATTCAGCAACGAGTTGTGCAAAGGTTTTGTCTGTAGGCAGTAATCCCTCGCCTTCGCAGTGGCTATCACCGTTAACATATAAAATTGTCATTTTGTTTTTATAGTTTCAGCTTCTGCTACCCGTTTACGCAGACTACTTGAACTAAATGAGTGATCGCGTCTGTTAAACACCAGTTCAACATTTTTGTTAAGGCATTCAGTCTTGCCAGTAAATTCCTTGTCTTTGTACTCAACACCTAAAATTCTAACATCAATAGGCAATATTAAGATCAAGTCTACTAGATCTTGTTCAGTCTGGTATACTACTACTTCGTCTACATAACGGCAAGCAGACAACTGAATTTGTCTTTCTACTACCGTTTGTACTGGTTTATTTTTAGTTTCTGGCCGATCAAGGGTAGGATCTGTTTGTAAGGCTGCAATTAAATAATCGCAGTGGTTTTTTGCTTCACTTAGCATAGCTACATGTCCAGCATGAAACAAGTCCCAGGCACTAAAAGTAATACCAATTTTTTTTCCTTGTGATTTTAACTCTTTAATCTTGTTAAAGATCACGATACTTCTCTTCGCCCATTGCCAATATCTCTGCTTTTAATGTATCGATCAGGATTAATTGCCTGCTCCTGCTCGTATGTTTCTAAGACCACATTTCGGCACACGGTTTGAAACCACTGGTCTACAATATCCGCATCAGTTTTACCGCGATAACCTGCACGGATTAGATTGCTAACAAATTTGTCATTCCAATCCAGTTCAAATGCACCTGCATGTAGATTTTCTGGGTCAACTTCGAGACCTAGAACATTTATATACGGTTCGCCTGCTGCGTTTGCAATTTCTTTGGCAGATTTTTTAGACGGACGGTCCTTAACATCCTGCTTGGTTATGGTTTTTTTCTTTTTAAATCGATCAAATATACTCATATTCTCTTGAGATTCCACATAATGAATTCATTCCGGTTGATCCAATAGTGGTCCACCACTGGATCTCCGGGCCCTGTTATTAGTCGTGTACCGTGAAACGCATACCTGAACCACAGTTGTTGCCCTGTTAAAAAGCAGGTCTGTGGTGTCCAGCACAGTTCCAATTTCCACTCTGACGCTCTCGATAGTCCCCAGTCTTCTGCTTGCGGTGCTTGAGTTACGCTCATGGTAATTTCCCCCATTTAATTTTAAGCCAAAATCTTTCTATTGCATAGTGCAACACTGTTAGTAGCACATGAATGTATATAGCGGTAGCAACCCCAACAATTAGTGCAGTCAACAAGATAGCAACTATTCTATATGATAGTGCCCTGGCAATAGTTCGTGCGTGAGTTTCAGTTATGATACCTCCTCATGTACCCCATTGATTACGCCAAATGTCAACTTGAAGTCGAGGACTATATCGATACCCTTTAAGCATTGCTAGATCTGCAACTTGTTTGGTATTTAAATGATATGCCTCGGGCAGTCCACCAGCAGGCATTAAATATACAGGACCACCGAATCCTGCTGATCGGTACTCTGCTACTGCTTGATCAACATCCTCTACATCTTGATTAGTAGCTACTACAAATTTAAGGTAAGTATTACCAACTAGTTCATACTCCTTAACTACTTGGGGCTTGATAGCATCCGCCCATTTTTCGCCCGAACACGGTAGTTTAGGACTAACACTAAATGTTAGTCGTTCATAATCTCGGCCAAATCTTGTATATTCTTCAAAGAGGTATTCTGTAAACGCATTGGTCAATTCTTTTGTACCATTGGTCTCAAATGTAATATTGCGTAGGCCATTGGCCTGAGCCAAACGAATCAGGCCCGGATATTCTCTTTGCCATCCTAATAAAGGTTCTCCCCCAGTAATTACTAAGTGTATATCAGTAAGGTTCTGGTTGTTAGCCCAACTATTGTTTGGAAGCAACCAATGCATCTTCTCAACTATTTCGTTTACAGTTAGTGTTGAACTTAGGTGTTTGAATTTTGGATGCCAACTAGCATAGCTGTCGCAACCAAATTTAGCCAACGGTAGTTGCTCATATGTCAGGTATTGATCAATTGTTTTTGCAATCATTTCGGGCTCGTTGGTGACTTCACCTGGCGGTAACCCAAACCCTCTGCATTCAAAATTACATCCAAATGTACGTAAAAATACACTAGGTACACCTGCATACATTCCTTCGCCCTGAAGGCTATAAAAAATTTCAGATACTTTGATATTCATAATGACCTTTTAATACCCAATTATTTAAATGTTTTTCCAATGTTAGTATTCATTGTTTATTCTTCTTAAATTGTTCAATATCATGCACTGCAGACTCCAGTATCTTGGCATAGTTTAAGGTCTGTTGTTGGCTCATTATAATACTAACCTCTTGTTTGATATATCCTTGCGTAAACAACTGCCAAACCTGTTGCCATCTGCTCGCGGACCAAAATCGACTAGTGGTCTGCGTATAAATTACCGTGCTAATTTCGCCTGTTTCGTTGGCTTCTACACAGACCGTATGATTGTGGTCGTGGTCGCTGCAAGTACACGCTACTTCATACCAAACTGAGTCACCAAACTGGTTTTTTTTAAATATGCCTTCGGCTGGCAATTGATATTGCATAATTGTGTTTTTTCTTTTGGAAATAGATGTTAAACATTGTTCATACAGGGAATCATATGCACATGTGGGTACATTACGGTTTGCCCAGCAGCCTCGCCAACATTTTGTTTGATGCTAAAAGCGTCCCATCTTTGAGTTTGGACCCCGCCAAAGCCAAACTTGTATGCAGCCTGATAACATTGCCATAAGTGCTCTGCAGTTTCTTCGGCTGGCACAAATAGCAGATGTCCTTCTGTATTTTGAGAGGTGTCTTTAAAGACCCAGTATTGTTTGGTTCGGTATTCAACATTTCTCCACGGTACAAGGTTATCACTGATTGCTTGCTCTAAGCGACTCATCGCCAAAAAGTCTCCCAGGGGTAAACCAGCCAACAATCTTCTTCGGCCTTGTTTACTTCCCATGCACTATAGTCAACATCCGCTTGGCTGGCAAGATTGTTAGTTAACACCGCAAATCTCACATTATTGTGCCAGACCGAATCCCATTGACTATCGTTAGGCAAACAACCCGCTGGCCAGTCCTTTTTGATCCAATTAATAGTAGCACCAGTATCATTGATGTCGTCTACAATTAGGATATCTTTTCTACTAAAAATGTCAACAGTTCCTTGGTGTTGGTTCGGTGACACCACATAACCAAATGCATCTTCGGCCATCCAGAGATTACTTTCGGGTGCAAGTTTACTATCGCGCAAACTTGCCTGAAGTGAATGCATAGGAATTTCTAAATATTGACTAAGCATAACTGCGGGTGTTAGTCCACCTCGCGCAAGGCCCACAATATAATCGGGTCGCCAACCACTGTTACTGATAGTACGAGCTATCTCTAAAACAGCACCATTAACATCTGACCAGGAATAATAGATTTTTTTCATTTTATAACTCGCTATGATTTTAAAGTTTCCCACATACAAAGTTTTTCTAATAGCTCACGGTACTGGTGTCCCAGTTGCGCAAGTTCTTTGTATTTCTCTTCCATTATAGCATCCCTGTGCGGTATTTGCAACATATCCTCGATACTCTTTAACCTTTCGTCGAGATCTAGCCCGTTGTGTATAATTTTACCAGTTATCCTAATACCTTCCGTAGTAGTAGAAGAAGTTAAACTTAAATCACTTGAAGTAGGCATTGTTGTATATGTAGAAGTCAAATTAATAGTGTTATTGTTCATTTACAATATTAAACTTATTTAGGTGGGCTAAAGAACGCGGATCATCGAACATCTTAGCCCAGGGGTCTTGCTCAATAGACAATACACGATCAAACCAACCAGTATCTTGCCCAATTTTTTTTAAAAACCAAGAGATCTTTGCTGCGTGTTTGTATCGTTTTGTGTTGGTCTCTAGCGAGTTAATGTCGTCGGGGTTTTCCGTGTTTCCTTCATAATACACTCGGTTTTGAAAAGTCTGGTCGTTGTTGTTGCCGGTTAAATCTGCGCGATCATGTAAAACACGAGTTTTGATTCGTTGGAAGCAGTCAGTAAGATAAGCGAGCTGACTAGTCCAAGCGTCAGTTTGCTGATGCTCACTGACGTTGTCTAATAACAACATCCAATCTCTAGGAATGATTGGAAATATCGAGTACGGGTGACCGTTGTGATTGTCGGTAAACGCCAGTAGTTTAAACTGATCAGTATAACTGACAATTTCCTGATCCCAGTTATGATCGAGCATAATTGCATCGTCATTCCAAAAAATCAACCATGATCCGCAACTGTGTTGTCCTAAAAAATTTAGATATCGATGCAACTGTTGATAACCATAGTTAGCAGTAGCAAAGACAGTAATATCACAACCCGCAGCAGTAAATTCGGGTACCACATGATCTCTGAAATAAGCAATACCATCAGCATCGTCTCGGTCAAGTGCAACAAGATACTCTATTGAGCAATGGCCACTGGCGTGCTTAACCAACGATTCTAAACTATGTTTAGCGACCTGATTTCTTCCTCGAGTAGGCAAAAGTATGCTGATATCTTTGGTTGGTGCAACAACCGGCAACATTTTCATAGCCTAGCATGCGCTCCTTTGGCTAACCCTTCGCTGATATATAATTCTTTGATCCCTACTTCGGTTAGTTGACTACGGAATTCGTCAACTATAGTCCCAACGATGTTCTCTACTGTAGTTTCAACATCAAAAAACTTATGGGGATGATCTCGACGATAAGTTACTAAAAAGTCTCCGCGCTCGGGTGTACAATACTTAATAGTAAAATCCTGATCTGTTGCACCGATAATATTTTCTCTAAAAATCAGTACGCGACGATTGAGTCTACTAGCAATGTCGTCTAGCAACTTAACCACTAGATCAAGGTCGACATTGTTATTTGGCACTAATTCTAAAAACGAAGTGTGACCATGCCCGGGGTTTTGACAACCCCAGCTGGTTGAACTCTTTAGACCGTGCGTGTAAGTAAACGTTTTACGCCACACATTTCGGGCAAATTGTTCTTCACTAAGCCGCACTTGAATGTCAATAATACTTGGACCGTAGTGTGCTTGTGCATGCTCTAGCAAATATCTAGACATGTCTTGATCTAGGTCATTGTGTGTGCCGTCGATAATGTGTACAGCATTTGTAGGCAATACTGCGGTAAAATGTGGACTAGAGATAGTAATAGTAGAATTCACAATATTCCATGTACAATTAGACTCTTTAGTGAATATCCAAAGTTTGTGATCGTAACCGGTTTCTTTGTGATCGATCCAGGATTTTAGTAGTTTTTTAATATTAGAAAAATCCACTACTACTTGCTCTTGAGTATCGATTGCGCCTGTTACGAAAATTTCTTGGTGCTTGGAACCACCTACAATAAAACCATCGCAATTGACCCATGCATGGTCAATGCAGGTAATATTTCGTAAAAACATAGTTGAAGTAGTCATACTTGTCCTTGTAGTGCTTCCATTGTGATAATCTTACCTACTTCTGCGCCCAAGTCTTGATTATCATGAATAATATATAAAATATTGTCACTACGATCAAGTTTTTGGTTATAACGGCGACATTCTATAATTTTACCGCCGCGGGCACCGTAGATAGTAAAATTCAAACCTCTTGCGTTAATCGAGTCTGATTCCCTGACTATGTTTGTACTACCTAACCATTTTCTTATTTTCTGCTTAACCCAATTCATTTTGAAAATTCCTTATTGTTTATTGACAAGATTCATAAATTCAGATCGAACAGCAGAGTCGGTTTTAAATACGCCACCTAGCTTGCTAGTTATGGTAGAACTTCCAACATCTTCGACTCCCCTTGACTTAACGCAAAAGTGTTGTGCGTCAACTACAACCGCTACATTATCAGTTTCGAGAACATATTGCAAGGCATGATAGATCTGTTCGGTTAGCCGTTCTTGAATTTGCGGACGTTTGCTAAAATACTCAACAACTCGATTAATTTTACTTAGGCCAAGTACTTTTTTTCCCGGAATATATGCAACAGTAGCTTTACCATCAATTACGACGAAGTGGTGCTCACACTGGCTTTGCACGTTAATATTACGTTCAACAACCATTTCATCATAATGCATCTTGTTTTCTACTGTGGTACATTTTGGAAATGCGTCGTACTCTAGTCCCCACATTACTTCGTTCACCAACATCTTAGCATATCGTTTTGGCGTTTCTATTAGACTATCATCAGAAAGGTCAAGACCAAGAGCATTCATGATATCGGTAAACTTACGTTCGATAATTTCAATTTTATCGCTGCGACTTAGATTGTTGTCTGTTGTTGGAGTTTCAACACCGCATGCTACCAGGTGTTCGTGAATCTGTTGACCCAGAGACGAGTCGGTTTTGATTTTATTAAATGACAATTTGTATCTCCTTAAAAAGTATCTAACGTTAATACTCAACGAGCTTGCGCTGGCTGTCACCGTTGTGTGACAAAGTATTTATTCACTTATGTAATGATTGACAATTTCCTACAATCAGGATATTCCACATACTTTGGCTTTTCGTTGACCTGCGGCAATAGTTCTAGCCCACGAACAGCATCTTCTACTGTGGGGCGGTAATGATAACCAACGGTAAAAGTTGTCTGCTTATGCCAGGGAGCAATTGTTAGATCTCTGCCATCGTAACGTTGTTTCAGTATGGTCTCGTAAGCCTCGTAATCATCAAGTAATATAGCACCACCGTGCCCGATTTGTAAAGGCTTTGTGTGTCCAAAACTCAAACATTGCATCTGTCCTGTTCGATACATGTTAGGCTCTAACCGTCGCGCCGAATCCCAGATGCGTGTAGCTTCAAACTTGTATTCACCGACCCATTGTTGCCTGTGCGGCAAGTGGTCAGGAAAATAGTCGTACTCAATGCCCAACTTGTGCATAGTCATTGGTACACTCAGGTATGTGTATGGAGTGAAACTGCAAACTTTAATGTTGTCATACCGCAAACATAGTTCAATTGCATGTGTACAACAATCGGTCATGATGGCATATGGCGCCCCGGTGTACTCGGACAATGCCTGTTCAAATGTGTAGATTTGATCAAGCATCAGCAAACACCTTTTTGCTATACCAGTCGGCGGTACTTTTGATCAGTGTGTCGACACCACTGTAGACGGGTTCCCAGTTTAGATTTAGTTTAGCTAGACGATTTGACGCTACTAAGCTGTCTGGATCTCCGTCGCGCCGTGATCCATAGTCGATGTCGACTGGTCCTACTATGTTAGTAAAGGCATCTACCATTTGCTGATTGCTGACGCCGTGATTGGTGCCTAGATTAATACGCCAGTTAACATCATTGTTTAACAGAGCGTCACAACAACGAGCATGTGCTAATGCTAGATCACTTACATGCACATAATCGCGAATGCAAGTGCCATCGGGGGTGTTAAAATCCTGGCCGTTTATAGTAAACGGATTGCCTGTTTGATATGCTTCAAATATCTTTGGGATTAGATGCGAGTCATTGGGCTCGGGTCCTAGTTCGCTGCCCCAGATATCAGCACCAGCTGCGTTAAAGTAACGTAAAGAAATCGATCGCAACCCGTAAGCCCGGTGGTAATCTTCAAGAATCTGTTCAATGAACAACTTGGTACGACCATACGGACTAATTGGGTTAAGTTCTACTGTTTCGTCTATGGGCAGTGTTTTTGGAGTACCGTAGGTTGCGGCACTACTGCTGAATACTACAAACGGTCTAGTGTCCCAGGTTCTAATCTGATCTAGAAAATCAATTGTTTTTACTACATTGTTATTATAGTACTCACTGGGATTTAGTACGCTAGGACCAACAAGACTGGTGCCTGCACAATGTATAAAACCATTGACTTGTTGTTCACGATAATGGTCTAGTGTGTTTTTGTTGTTGTACTCAGTCAGCGTAAAGTGATCGCAGAATTTCATAACATGCGCGTTATACCGGCGATCAACAATGCTAACACGAGCACCCATGGCCTTGAGAGTCTTTGCTACATGGCTGCCCACATAGCCCATACCTCCGGTTACTACGATGTGCAAATTTTCTAATCTCATCGAGTGCCGCACTAGTTTTCGATTTTCACAACTTGATATTTTTCGTGAGCAACATGGTCACGATAGCGATTGCCTGAACGTAACCATTGTTCGCCTTCTCCGGTTATAATATCAATTACACGGTCAATAGTGCTGTTATTCCAGTTGCTAATAAGGCCCATGTTGTGATGCGGCTCGCGTAGGAGGTCTTGCAGTTTGTGATAAGCATCATCTAAACTCCATGGTACATAAAGACGGTTAGGATCATTGGCAAAAGTTTCAGGAAAACTACGATAAGCAGGATATAAAACATTGCAACCTAACGCATCTGCTTCGCTTACAGTGTTAGATACCCAATCTTGTAAAGCGCAATTAAACAACACCCTGGTATTATTAATGTGGGCATAGTATTCGTTCTTTGTTATGTTATCGTAGATCTTGAGTTTGCCTTTGGCTTCTAATTCTCGGGCACGTTTGATATATTCTGGATTGTTGGATCGCAGCGGTCCTCCGCTGTAAATTGCAAACTCACAGGGCTCGTCAGTAAGCTCGCCGTACATCTCAATTAAATCCATGTAAAAGTCGGGCTGTTTTTCTTGATCAAAGCGAGCAGCAAAACCTACCCTCCGGGGTCGCAAATCAAACGGTTTGATATTTTCTTGTCCACCAACACGTTCAATAACCTCAGCTTTACCGAATGCCAGGCCCGAAATATTGTAGATTGGAGCGGTCCACCCGGCAATCCGCATGTGTGCTACCATTTCTTCGTTAGTTGCAAGTACTGCTCCGCTACTAAACGCAACAATGTCGTTAACCATGTGTTCAAACTTGCTCATCCACGGATACATTCCCCACACATTAACAAAATCGTCGGGATCAATACTTTGTGCAAGACAACGCACAAAGATACGTGGTCGCATGTTTTCTGGGACCTGGTTAAGAATATATCCAAGGCTTTCAAAACCTGGAGTAAACATGTCCTCAAAATACACTACATCTTCGTTGGTTACTTCGCCCTGTTGCATAAGACGAACAAGATTCATCATCTGACTCATGCTAAAGTAACTGCGACCGTGTGCGTCAAGCACTTGCCCGACTACAATTTTTTGACTGTTGTTTAGTGTTAGGCCCGGAACATAAACAACATCGAGTCCTCGTTGCTCAAACACACGTTTGTTCCATTCTGTGAGTTGCAGAGTATATCGGGCTTCGTATGATTCAAGCCCCATGTAATATAGTTTTCTCATAATACTCCTTTGTTTATAATTACTCGTAGGTCTTTGCTTGTTAATGCTTCGTCAAACATGTTATCAAAGCACGATAAAGTTTGATAACTCGAGAGTTACCATTGTGGAATAAACAAACGCTCTGATCTGTCATCGACGCACGCCAGCAAAGCGTCGACCATCTTCCCACCACATGTCTTTGGCATTTTTGCCTTGCTGATACTTATTAAATTGCTGATAAGCATAGCTTTTCCAATTATACAAGTCTGCTTCATTATATTTGTAGCCAAATGTTTGGCAGAACTCTAGAAAAACTTCAAGGTCATCGAAGATTTTGTTAATGCGAGGATCGAGTTTAAAGGCAATTTTTGCCATGATATAGTTTCCTATTAAAGTTAGTTAAGTGTTAATGTTGTGCAACAGGTAATGGGAAGGGGTATTTGATTAAGCAACCGTTCTCGCCATCTTCAGAGACTTCAATAGTCATAGCACGGTCAGGGTATCGTTTAGCCAGTTGTAGATATAGGTCATCTGCTAGCATCTCGACGCTTTTATAATCTATTTCAAGATGTTTGTCTTTGTACAATGACTCGCAATAGTTTAGAACCTGGTGAAATTCCAACTCACGGTCATTATGAAAAATCTCAATTTCTACTCTAAATTTAAACAGATGTCGATGACGAGCCCCAAGGTAGCTTACATCAGCTAGTCCTGGATCTTCACTAGCGGCTGGATAGCGATGAAAACCAGCTCGTTGAAAAGTCACCCAAATTTTACGATCAGCTGATCGCATGATGCAATCTAGTGTTTCACGTTGTTGTTGGTTCATTTACAATCGTATCCTTGGTGTATTTAGACCAATCAGTAAATACATTTTTATTCATTAAATCGTGTAGACTATGACACCAGACCCCTGGGTTAGTAGATTCAAAATCCTGGTCGTCTAGTTTAATTGTAGCATTGTAACCTAACAATTGTATATACGGTAGTTTAACCGAAATCATTGGAATAAATCGGTAATGTTCGATAAGGCCACTTTCTAGTAACCCATTTGTGCATTGTACAGACAAGTCTAGTGTACACCAATAGTTAGCTTGCAAAAACCTGCTGATAAGTTTTTCCCAAGGTTGCCATTGCTCGGAGTCAAACTTCAGATTTGGAAAACTTTGGTTTGCGCCAAAATAGATGTGTTCACACCTGTGTGCAAGTGCAGTTGCTTGAATAAGATCAGGGTCTTGCAAACCTATTACAAATAAGGTGCGCATTCCAAAAGCCGGGCTGTGTTCGACTTCCGTACCCACAAACATAGTAGCGTTGGAGTAACCATCTCTATTCACAACATATCTCCTCGTCGGGCTCGTCGTTACTTTTGGCCGGTCCAACCCTGCGCCGTGCTTTAAACAACAATTGTTGAAACTCTGTTAGCCGTTGTTTGTAACTAGCATACAGGTCAGCATTGTCGTCGGGATGCGTTGTTTCGAGTTGACGCTTTAGCACACGACACATTTCTTCGTAGTGTTTAATTTCCTTGCTCATTTTCAAGATCTTCCAATAGATGTTTGTTGAGTGTTTCTTCAGTGATTGCTTCATCTTCGCAATAGTCAAACAGTGCGTTAAACTGGGTGTGGCTGTTAACACTCTTTTTACCAGTAAATCCTCGGGTTCCAATTACTCGATTCCAAATTGTAAGATTTTCTTCAATAGTTGTCAAGCTCTTTTTTCTATCGCGCGACGCAAATACACGATCTACTAGATTACGCAGATTATGCAAAGGATCAAAAGGATCTAGCAACATGTCAGGTCCTGATCCTTGATCGTAGATGCGGTTTGCACGTTGTACAGCTTCGATATGCATCCAGACATTGTGTCCCATTAGAAGTGCATAACTGAAACTGTCCCAACTGGTACGCCCTTCTTTGCCAATCTTGTTCAGATCTCCGGGTTTGTACGTGCAGATGTCAGAAATTTTCAACCTACTAGAAATTGGGCTGTTTTCAAAGGTTGGATGGATTTTGTCTTGTTTAACGGCATCACCGAACAGTCTGGAGTCCAGTGCGTATTTTTTATTGTCAGCAGTTGGACTCATCTGATATGACCATTTAGATCGGTGTTCGGTAGCAATAGTATGATACAATTGTCCATTGGCAGTAGCAAGAAACGGACTGGCGCAATCAAAACTAATAGTAAAGTTGGGATTATGATATTGTCTGATTGCTCGCTGAATATCAGTGAGAATCAGTGCCCATTCTAGTTTGCTGGTGCCTAAAAAGTGCATCCAATCATGTTGACCAGGCTCTAGTAATCCATCGTGTATGAGATTCACTAGTCGTTTGAGTACTAGATGCAGATCACACATGTTCTGGCCACCCATGCCCCAGCCTTCAAAAGGTCGTGCATGCTTTTTGGGATCGCAATAGTCTTTCATTAGCTCATACCAGTGATCTGCTTCTGCATGATTACCGCCCTGTAAGACATTGAGTATTTTGGTGTCACCGTGACGATTAGCCATCCAATAGTCGTTGTTGTATTTGGTGGCATTAACTGCATCGTCATAGCTAAAAATACCACTTGCTTGTGCTGCTTTTGGATCACGGAAAGTCCAAGTTGGAATGTCCATGGTCATACCGTATGTAGCGATAGAGCATTGCCAGTTAAGTACCTGTTCGCGTTTCTTTTCCGCTGCTTTGTCTGTAGGATCAGCCCACCGTCCGGGCCAAACACCTTTAGCAATTTGGAAGCCACCTGAGTCAGCTAAGATAATACTGTTAGGATCGCGATTGCGAACCATGTCCTCACGGGGATCATGTTTAGTAACATCTAAGTTAGCATGGCCAGCGGAATACAAACTCCACTTATATGGAAATAAACCTTTTTGTGGGTTTAGCCAATTTAACATTTCCATGTCTGGAATGCCGGCCGGCATTCGTGCTGTATCTACATAGTTGCTAAATCTCTGTTTACCTACATAAGTAGAATAAAATGAACTGATGGCCGGGAGAAAAATAGCATAGGTATCTTGCTTATTAGTTAAATTATCTTGTTCGGTTATTGTACTCAATCAGGTTCTCTATTTTACTTGGTTTGTGCAGGAAGTAAGTAGCTATACTCAGCAATGCCACTGTTTACGGTAATTTGAGCAACGCCGTTGTCGCTGATACGAATCTTTTTATCTCCGGTGAGATTCATAATAGCAATGAATTCAGCCACTGGGTAGTACCAGGTTTTCTTTAGTGTACCTGACACCCCAGGGTGGAATACAAAATTGCCAGCATGAGTACTGTGATCACCAAAATAGAACTTGAGATTGCCATCTTCAACTTTTACCTGAAATGCCGACGACTCGGAGTTGGCCTGTTGTTGCATTTTTAGCCGAAGGATTCCAGCTACTGATGGTTCGAACTCAATATCCCAGGTCACTGCATCACTTTTGAATTTAGCTGTTTTGAGTTGCTCACTGATAATCTGGCTAGCCATTAGTCGGTAACTATTCTTAAAGTCGCCAGCAGTGTTTGAGAAACTGATGTTTTCGGGTTCGCCGGTGGCTCTCTTGGTTACAATAATGTTAACTGTGTCCTTGTACTCGGGCAAATTTAGCAAAATTTTAAGTTTAGACAGGTTTGGCATGCCAAATGTACCAATAAAGTCAGCAACCGGTGCAGCAAATTTTGCTTCTAGAATTACAGTTTTTTCTGTAGAGATGCTGTTTACTACAGTTTCGGTGTCTGTCCCTGTGACTTTGATAACGTCAATACAACCTAGGTCGTAAGTGTGTGTTACTAGATCTAGTAGATAGTCTTTCATTGTTTTTCCTTTTAAGTGTATACAGTATTTAGATTTTGTGATTATAGCAGAATTGTTTTACACAAACAACAGGTGCGCTTGCTTTACATATTTTCAATTTTACCAAGCGTTTGACCGGCTCTTATACCGGCCAGTATGCCGGGCTTAGAAACTTCTATCCAGCTTACTAGACCTTTTAGTGTAAAGGTATATTGTATATTATAACCAATATCATTGCATATATGTTTGATCTTTTTGCCTGGTGTGTATAAAGAGTACATGTGTTCGTATTTTACAACATGCTCGGGTAAATCGCAATCATTAAAAGTAAACACAACAGAACCCCCGGGCCTTAGTAAATCCCAGAATATCTTAAGATAACTTTCTATTACTTCAACAGGTTTGTAATTAAACATTTCCGAAATTACAATTAGACCAAATTGGTGTTGTGGAAGTCTGTTTAATGATTCTAAATTATTTTCGTTGTATGTGTAATAACGAACACGATTTTGAAAAGCTGGTGTCCATTGTGTTTTAACTTTAGACAATAAAGCCTGATCGGTATCGATTAGGTATAATGGATCACACCCTACTAGTAATTCAGAAATTTGCCCACCCAACGGCCTAATTTCTAAAGCCGGATACTTAAAATCTACATAACTCTTTATTCTCAAACTAAAAAATTTTAAAAATTCTGCGTCGGTGAACAATGGGTAAAGTTCACTTCTTTTAAAAATATAGTCGGGCGTGTCTGCGTTAACAAACTCTTGGTATAGCTCTGAACTTTTTAAATAGTGATCGGGCTCGATTGATTCAATTAACAAATCGAGCGATTTTTTAAATTGTTCTAGTGTTTGATCTATTTCTTTTAAATTAGAAATTGCCGAATCTGAATATTGTAGAATCTTTTCCTTAGCCTGATCAAAATTCATTTCAAACAAATCTAATCCGGTATTAAGTTCTTTAAGATCGTTGGTTAATTTCGCATAGACCTGAGAAATATTGGTTAACTTGATACCGTTACGATATTTTACTAGTGTGCTTAAATTCATTAGAATTCAAATAATGTTTGGAAAGTAGAATCTGTGTTGGTAGCACCAATAAGATCCCAGTTTAGTACGCCCAACAAGTTGTCAACTTTTTGGTCAACAATAGTAGCTTCCATTTCGCTGTCGTCAAACGGTAACTCTTTAAAC